CAGAACTGATTCTTCAAACCAACCTGCAATCGTCAGGATTAGTTGGCTGGTCTGGCCTGAGCAATAACGACAAAAAACGGTCGCTGAACCTTGCCAGTTCAGTGATTACTCCACTTGATTGGAAAGGCACAAGGTGTAGCTGTGAGCAATCTCTTTCATGGCCGCGCAATGTCTCTGATTGCACTTGCGAAATGGCTACTTGCACCGCGATTCCCTTTCATGTCAAATCAGCGACGAGCTACCTGGCCGCGTCCTTGGCAGCAGGAGAAGGATCAATCGGCTCGATCGGAGGAGGTGGCGGATCAGGATCAAACAGCGGAGCCGCAGGAGGCAGTGGAGGGGGTGGCGTTACGACCTTGGAACCATTCTCGTCTGTAACTCTTGGCCCTATTAATGTTCAACTGAAGGACAGCGAATCTTTAGCAGATAAATGGGGCTGGGATGCGCTACCAAGTTATGTCCAGTCAATGCTTTCTCAGTGGCTGCAAAGCAACGCAGGAAATAGCGGTCTAGGCCAATCGGTTGTTACAAGGCAAAGCGTCGCTAGAGCAGGAGGAAGATTGCCATGGCAAATCCCTGGGAGATACAGGATCCAAGAAGGCAAGGTTTACCCCAGATATTCGCGGGGGTGGAGTGAATGACAATATCAATAGATAACGTTGAGCGGATCACCTTTCAAGGTCGATCAGTGCAGATTTTATCCAACCTAATAGCTGATACAGGCGAAGGCATTTTGCGAGAAGTTTTAATGCCTTTGCCAGCAGAGATTCTTGATCTATTTGGAACAACAGCAGATTTTCATTTGCGCTCTTCAGATGCCTACGATCCAGCAACTGGAGAGAGTACAAACTCAAGTGCAAATCGAGAAGTGATCTCAGTAAAAATTTACCCAGAAAACATTACGGTCCAAAGAGCTGAAAGCTCAGGCACCAATCAGGCAACAGTCAGAATCTATGCACCCGGCCAAGCGTTTGGATATACGACGGGAGCACTGTTGACGCTTGATTGTATTGAAACTGGAGCAAGCAAACGGATGGTGCAACCCTAATGACAATGTTCAAAGGATTGAGCGAGGCATTCAAAGCAATTCCAGAAGGTCTGGAAAATGCTCTGGAACTGAGCATTCAAGAATCAGTCGCTCAGTTAGACACTGATTTGAAAGATGGTAGTCCTGTTGATTCAGGACGCTTTCGAGCTTCGTGGTTTCACGCTCAATCAAGAAGCGGTCTCCCAACAACGGACAGAGTCGCAGCTGAAGTCCAAAAGGGTTCTAAAGTTCCCGCGCCAGCTGAATTGGGGGCTGATTCCTTGGATGGATTGGCAAATCACATCGTGATCAATAATCTTCCGTATGCAGAACGTCTTTGCGAGGAAGGCTGGTCAAAAAAGGTCAGTTTAGATTGGTTTAAAAGAATCGGTCAACGCTGGGAGAATGGAAAGTATTTAGATGAAGCACTGAACAAAAACATTGATTTGTAATGACGACCTTCTCACCAAATGCAATCAGAGCGGACATTGAAACTCAGATCAATCGTCTATTCAACCCGCCACCGTTTGACGCTGGTCTGAACTATGAACCATTTACGGCAGTTGCTAAAGATGAGAAGGTCTACATCAACCCCGCCGAACAGCTAGCAGCAGTTTTTGATCCCTCGGCTTGGATTGAATTAGGGGTCGCCTGTCCTGTCTTATTTGAAAACGTGATCCAGACGATCCCAGAAGGTGGAGCTGTGCGCGTAATAATTAGCTGGGGAGCGACTACAAACAACACGATTCCTTGCAGCGACACACAGGGAAGCAGCGCAGAGGTTGAAGGAGTCCTGACTTTCTTTGCTTACACACCGTCAAACCAGGGAACAAAAAAAGGGCTTGAGTTGATGACAAGGGTGCGAGACATTATTCCCGTATGGGCCAAGCTTCCCGATCTAGTTAGCGAAACAGATCGCCCGTGTTATCGAATAACGGAGCCAAGTGGGCCGCGATCAGCAGGCACTGAAACAAGTACAGATTTCGCGACCCATAATCTCACCGCAACATTGACTGCATATTCCAGCGGAAGCCGGTTTGCATAGGTGCCACCAGGCTTAAAAACTTTACAGCCAAATAGAATAAAGAGAATACGGACGGCGTCTGTCTAGTTATCCTGTGCCGCTCTAACGGGATTGCGAAAACTGATCTTTAGCCCCAAGGGGTTTCCAAGTGCCAATCCAATGCAATAACTCTGCGCTGAGTGGAAACAGCGGCAGAGTGATGTTCAAGCCACCCGGCTCCACTTTTTGCTTAAAAGATTTTGATGATTTCCCTCTTGGCGATTCAATCGTAGTTCCGGGGAACAATGATTTTCAGATTGGTGATGCTGTCAAGCTCACGGATGTGGGCGGCTCAACACTGGCAGAAAATGCAGCAGGAACAGCCTATGTTTTTGGGACCACCTATTACGTTGTAGGAGGCGGTTCAGGTACTTCCATCCTGAAGCTTGCAGCAACAAAAGGCGGCGCCGCAATTTCGGTAACCGTAAGAGGGGGCACCGGATCTGCAAACACAAGTGGCACACACATCAACATCTCTTACGCGGATTTTGATGTTGTCTGTTCTGTGGTCGAGTGGGACATTGATTTCTCTAGGGAATCCATCGATGTAACCACGATTCCTTGCTCGATTAGTGGAGCAGCCGCAAAGTTTGCGAATTTCAAAGAGACGATTCCAGGCCCAGCAGAAGGAACGGGCAGCATGACAGTGCTGTTTACTCCTGATCAGACATCAACAGCAAATAGGTTGATTTATTCAACGCTTCTTGCAGATCAGAACGGGGCGGAAGTAAAGCTCTATCTGAATTATGTTGATGATCCAGGCAACCCAGGGGCTGATGACGCTGCATCAATGTTTGTTCAAGCTCCTGTTGTCTTGAACGGTTTCAGCGTTAATGCCAGTACGTCTGATGCGTTGACAGCAACGATTAGCTTCTCACTAGCAGGAGCACCAAGCCACATGTTCTATACGGCATTGACTTAAGGGCTAGCTAGCATAAACAGGAGGGTGAAGTTGAGCTTGGGTGAGACCAAGCTCTTTTTTTTGGCTTGACGGCTAGCTAGCATTGGATGAAAGGATAACTCTGAATGAACGGTTTACAAGAGCTGAAAAATGCCGTTTCAATGAAGCGGACACGACGTTCTGTTGAGCTAGATAATGGACAGGAATTTGTGTGGTGGATGACACCGCTGACTCTTGCACAACGTGAACGCGCAACACGTTTAGCAGGTAAAAACTCAGAAGATCCAATCAGTGTTGCCTTAAACGTCCTAATCATAAAAGCAGAAGATGAAGCAGGTAACAAAAGATTTATACTTGCTGATTTTGCGGAGCTTAAACAACATTTTCCCGAAACATTGATGAGCAAACTTGTGGTTGAAGTATTCCGAGAGACAATTACTGAAGTTAATGAAGACGGCGTAGAAACAGAAGTAGATGTGGACCTATCTCAAAAAAAATCGTCGAACAGCTCAAGAAAGACGGGGAGCTAATGCTTCAATTGTTAGTGGCTGAAAAATTAGGCTACACACTGGGCGAAATCCAAGAAAGATTAACTCCACAAGAACTAGCTATCTGGTCTGCATTTTATACCTTAAGGAAGCAGGAGGAAGATGCCGCCATGGAAAAAGCAAAGAAAAGGCGTCGGTAACCTAGACACATGAGCCAGTATTCAGTCAGTCTTTCGCTGCAAGTGCAGCAAGCGCTTCAGTCGCTGAAAAACCTTACTGGCAATTTCAAAAAGGTAGACAAAGAAGTAGCAGCTACAACTAGAGAGCTAGAGAAATTTGAGAAAGAGTTAAAGGACGAAAGCGCAACGATTAAGAACACGATCGGCGCACAAACGCAATATATCAACAAACTAAAAGGAATACAGACCGGGCTTGATAAATCTTCAGCGAAATTCAAGGCAGTATCAAGAGAGATAACCAAGTTTGAGGGGAATCTCAAGGGAGGGACAACAGCGGTTCAAGGGCTGACGGGTGCTCTTGCCGTGCTTGGCGCTGGGGCAGTGCTTAAAGGCATCACGGGGGATGTTTTACAACTAGGCAAAGAGTTTTCAGCAGCTGAAGGCTCAGTAAGAACCCTGACGGGTGCCGCTGGATTTGACGACGTACAAGCGTCAATCCAAAAAGTAACTCAGGCTTCTGGGGGCCTAACAGACAGGATTGAAGCAACGGCTGCAAGTTATCAACTGTTATCTGCTGGCGTATCGGGCGCGGAAGACATTGAAAAAGTACTGGAATCATCAGTTGCATTGACAACCGCAGGATTCACTGATCAGACAACGGCTGTTGATGCGCTGACAACCGTGATTAACGCTTACGGGTTAGAAGCAGACAAAGCCGCTTTACTGACCGATCAGTTGGTGCAAACGCAAAATGATGGCAAACTGACGATCAACGAATACGGGCAATCACTTGGCAAGGTAATTCCAATCGCAGCTCAACTAAATGTTAGTTTCGCTGAGGTTAATGCTGCGGTTGCAGGGATTACGTTGCAAGGCAATAAGGCAGAGATTGCGACATCAGGATTAAACTCAGCCTTGGCGAAGCTATCAGCGCCAACAAAAGAAGGTGAGGGGATATTAGCGAAATATGGCATAACAGTAAATGCAGCGAGCATTAAGGCTGATGGATTGGTTGGCACCCTAGAGAAGCTGAGGAAAATTACAAGCGATCAGGACAGGATCGAGCTATTTGGAACGGAAGCCAACAAAGCACTGGGTCCGCTGTTAAATGATTTTGAGAATTTCCAAAGGCTAGTAAAAAACCAAACTCAAGCTACTGGAGTAGCGAAAAAAGCGGTTGACAACCTGGCGAATGGTTATGCGACACTCAGCAAAAAAAACGAGAATCTTAGAAAAGATGTAGGCGTTGCGGTCTTTGAGCAACTAAAGCCAGCAATTGGGGCAGTTCTTGTTCCAATCAATAACTTGTTGGCTGCATTCCTACAGCTGCCGGGGCCAATCAAAAAGGTAGTTATCGGCTTGGCCGTGATTGTTGGCGTAGCGGTGGGTATTGGGTTAGCCGCTATTGCAATCTCAACGTTAAATGGGGCAATACTTGCCGCGACTGGGGCCACAAGCCTGTGGGTTGCTGCGACAACAGCTTTGGCGGGAGCTTGGGCTGTCATAACAGCACCAATTACTTTGGCTGTTCTGGCGGTCGCCGCATTAATTGCCGGAGCCGTACTTCTTTATAACAACTTTGAGCCATTCAAGAAACTAATTGACGCAATAGGCAACGAATTTAAATATTGGGGCGGGGAAGCAATAAATATCATCAAAGCCATCGGCGCGTTTGCGGGGGTGATGATTGATAACTACATCAAGGGATGGCAGGAGTTTTTCAGCGTTGTCGGTGAACTCTGGGGAAGATTTACAAACTTCATTGGTGATGGATTCGAGTCAATAAAGGAGAAGGGCTCCCAAACCCTAGACAACATTAAAAACTTTTTTGGAAATGCTAAAACCGTAATTTCAAATGTCTGGGGTGCATTAACAGGCAATGTTAATAAAGGCACTCAATCAATTGGCGATACAACGAACGAAACCACCAATGGGATACAGGTGGCTTTCGGGCATGCAGCTGATTGGATTGGGAAGAAGTGGACAGAACTACTGCAATTTATCGGGGATACAGCAACAAAAGTATTAGGCGGAGTTTCTGATTGGTTCAAAGATGTTTTCAACATAGACATCATGGCAGGTTTGAACCGAGCCGTTGAAGCAGCGAAAAAAGCTTATAAAGGCGCTGGAACTCCTGAGGGTACGACCACCGGCAATGGCAGCGGTACAACAACCAACACACCAACAGGAGTAACAACACCAACAGGTACAGATGATGGTGGGGGCAGCAAAGGCGGGAAATCGGATGCAGAGAAAGCAGCTGAAAAGCGTCAAAAGGAGATTGAAAAATCTTTGGAGAATGGCGATAAATTATTACGTCAAACACAGCGTGAAATTGCATTAATCCAAGCAGCGACTGATCACGAAAAGTTCAAGCTGCAAGTAAAGTACGACCTAGAAGACAGTCAGCGTGAAACTAATGAGCTAATAAACGTTGGGCAAAAAGCTGCTCTCACAGAGTTGAACTTAACGAAGGCAAAGCTTGTTGTTCAGGAGAAAGATAAAGGGCTTGCAGAAGCAAAAGCAAAAGCACTAAGTGGTGTTACTGGGCAGCTTAATGATGAGATCACCTTGCTTGAAGCAAAGCTAGCTGGCAACGAAGAAGAGATAAAAGATCTAATGGCAATTAAAAAGCTAAAACAGCAAATTGAAGATATCCCTAATTCAACTGATGCAGACAAAGCAGCTGCGGTTGGATTGCTACAACGGAAACAAGCTTTGGAGGCTACTAACAAAGAACAAGAGAAGCTAAAGGAAACGACAAGGCAATATGCAGAAGCAATTGTCGGACCTCTTGCTGGGGCATTCCGCGAGATGGCAACAGGCGCTAAATCAGCAAGTGAAGCTTTTGCAGCCGCATTCCAAACGATTGCAGATAGCTTCTTAGATATGGCGCA